AATCTTAGAATTGATCTTAAGAAAAAGCTGGAAACGGTTAAAGAGTCGTTTGAACCTGATATCAATATTTCGTTTGACGATATCGACGCAATGTATGACGATAAAATCTTTGAAGCGGAAATTATCCGAAAAGCAGCGATTGCTGCCGATAAAGGAACAAGAAAAATTATCCATGGTATACGTCGTAAAAATTTAAGTAGAAAACGTATAACAGCTATTGCGAAACGTGTTCCGCAACGCATTGATAGAATGACTGACACCGTTATTAACAGCCTTGTAAAACTTGATCGTGAAGAACGACGTAAGCGTATTATCGAAGGCGGTTATAAACTTAGACTTTTTAAACTTATTAGGAAAGCAGCCATGACGGGGGCTCTTGCTTTTATTCATCCTGCCATTGCAGCAGTAGGTCTTATCGCAAGTATTGCTCGTGATAGAAAATTAGATAAAAGGGTCCGTATGCGTATTGTGGATGAACTCGAAGCCGAATTAACCATTGTNAATGAAAAAATTGAAGATGCAAAAGCTGCCAATGANCGTCAGAAAAAGTATCAGTTGATGAGACTTAAAAATAAACTTGAACGNGACATTGTTCGAATTCGTTATAATATTAAGGATATGGAGGAAAATCTATGACTGATTTTATAGATATTCTTTTGGAAGCGAGAGGTGGAAGAACTAGACCTAGAAGAAGAGTAATCAAAGTTAACACCGATGAACAAAATGTGACCGATTACAGTGAAGAAGTAAATGAAGAAGAAATTGAAAATGAACAAGATGAACAAGAAGATCAAAACGAAGACAATGAAGATATCGATCAAGATGAAGAACCTATCGACTATACAGAAGAAGAATCTGAGCTTAATCCCGAAGACAATCAAGAAGACGAAGATTCTGATAACGAAGAAACAACCGGTGATGAAGACGGTGAGACCGAATCGGGTGGTTCCGATGAAGATGGGTCAACTGACTACACTGAGGAGACATCTGATGGAGATAATGATGTAGGGGACGAAGTTGATAATTTTGGAGAAGACGAAACTGAAGCCGATGAAGGGGATGGCTCCGGTGAAAATTCAGAAGAAAATAATGAAAACGATGATGAGAAGACGAATAAACGTCTTCTGTTAGCAGATTTTACAACTTTCTATAATTTGAATAGAAATGTTATACGAAAATTATCTTCGACAAATAAACCAGATGTTTTGATTAATAAAATCATTAACCAAGTGAAAATTAATTTGATCAAACTTGATGGTTTACTTTTTGATTACATTGTATACCAATTTCCAAAGGAGAGTTATGTTAATAATCTCTATAAATATAATAGTTTCATCGAAGCTTTTAGATTGAATGCTGAGATGCTTAAAAAAATAAGGGTTTTGACTGACAATGATAAAACATAATTATAAAAAAATAAAGGAAGGAAGTGTAAATCTATGGCGTCCTTTGATTACCTGGACGACGAATTCCAACCCACTAACGTGGTTGGTAGTTTTGTAACAGACCGTGAGCATGATTTCAAAGCATCCATCAAAGCTGTACTTGAGGGTTTCCGTAATGCTACGCAAACGGACCCGATTGAGGACATCGCAAAGATCCTCAAAATCGACTCTCTGACTGAGGACTACAAGAATCGTCTTATCGGTGACGTTCTCACGGAAAGTGCAATTAAAGACGATCCGTATCTGTCGCTGATGCCGGAGAAACTGGAACAGCTTTTCGAAAACACGAGGCTGGAAATCCTGCGCGAATCTTCGGTTGGTCAGCTGGCCCCGATCGTTGGTATCTCGCTGCCGGTTCTGAAGAAGAACTATCTGCAATGTCACTCGAAGGACATTGTGATGACGGAAGTTCCGGCTAAGCCGATCGTGAAGGTTTCTTTCGAACGCCGTTTCCTGAAGGATAAGAACGGCAACAGGTACTACATCCCGGAAATCTTCTACGATGACAGCTACAAGAATGTGCTCGGTGAAATGCGCGGCAAACCGATCAGTAACAAATGGTATCCGGAAGTTGGCAGCCTGCCGTTCCAAGACCTCGACCTGCTGACGGAATCCGGCGGTTCGATGCAAATGCGTGACTCGCTGGGTCTGGACTTCGTTATTGACGCTGTTCAAATCGAAGTTATGGGTCCGGCCGCTACGCCGACGCCGGTTCTGAAGACCATCGAAGGTCTGAACATTGTTCCGGATACGGGTGTCAATGGTGGTGCCGGTATCGGTTCCTTCAGCTATCGTATCAACACGGAAGACGAGCAAGGCAACCCGGTAAGCGACGTTATTGTCGGTCAAATCAGCTTCTATGACGGCAAAGTCTCGGTCGCTTCGACAGGTGGCAAGATCAAGAAAGTTCGTTTCGGCGGTCATCTGTCGAACCAAAACAACGTTAACACGGTTGACTTGGACCGTGAACGCGAGAACCTGACGTGGCAAATTCCGGACGGCTATCGTCTGAACACGGGTCTGACCATTGAGAAGATCAAGGACTACAAGGCTCTGTTCAACACGGATATCACGACGGAAATCATCGCCGATATTTCGACGGTTCTGACGCAACTGGAAGACTCGACGATCCTGGACTTCCTGGATTCGAGTCTGGCAAAATGGAAAACCAAGAAGAATCTGCCGTTTGGTTACACGGATGGCTTCGTAGAATCCTACCGGTTCTCGGCTACTCCGCCGGCAAACATCTTCGTTACGGTTTCGCAATGGATCGGTTCTGAACTCAAGTACTTCCTGAACCGTGAAATTGACCAACTCAAAACGAAGCTGCGCACCGAAGACATCATGTTCGTGGTATATGGCCACCCGAACAACATCACGCTGATCCAAGATGATGTTCGTTGGGTCATCGACGAAGACACGAAGATTGGCGGTATTCAACTGGACTACAAGTTCGGTGTTATGACCGCTAACAAGAACCGTGTCCATGTTGTCTCCACGCTTAAGGTGCCAAAGTCGAAGGGCATTCGGATCGTTGCGTATCCGCTGTCCAAAGAAGTCATCACCTTCAAGCATTACAAGTACAGCCTGAACATCGAAAACGTCTACCGGAATCCGTTCACGCCGCTGACGCCGAACGTAATGGGTGTATCTCGTTACCTGACGACGGAAGTTCTGCCGGTTCAAGGCGAATTCATCATCTACAACGACGATTTCGGTCGTCAAGAGCTGTAATTTTCCTTTGTCCGATAATGAATAAAAATAAAAGACGGCAACTCTTATATAAGGAGTTGTCGTCTTTTATAATTCTTTAATTAAGGAAGGGTGACAGATAATGAGTAAGAGCCAAGATATGATCCTCCTTGAGGAATGTTTTTATGATATCAAAAGTAAGAATAATGTCAATGGTGCAATACTTAGAATCCAACGTGTGATTAAGCGGAATTTTGATATCAACTTCACAATCAATATCGTCAATAATGATACTAGAGAATTTTTTGGTATGAGCATTTATCCTAATAAAAATCAAATAGAAAAGATCATTGATGCTATTGTCAATAAAAAGTCCAGTACAGATGTAGTTATTGATCTTTGGCAAAAGACCGACGAGTGGGTTCTTGAAATTGATTCTATTTTGCTCTATGATAAGAACCTTAATGCTAATCCTGCGGAAATTGTGGCAGTTCTTCTTCATGAGATTGGTCATGTTGTTTATTCCAACTCTATTCCTCAGAGGGTAAACCGCATTCTCCGATATAAAATGATGCACGCTAATCTTGCTTTGAAAAAGCTGATTAGCTGGCCCAAAGCACAAAAAATTATTCAACTTGTTTTTGTGGATGCTTGTAGCTCTAAGAACTTTCGTTATACAAATCTTAAAACTGAAAGAGTTGCCGACCAGTTCGTTGAGAAAATGGGTTATGGTGAGAACCTTAACAACTTCATTGATAAACTCGTTGCAACCCAAGGAAATCGTCTTGTAAATCGAACTGAAGAACAGGTCGATCAAGACATTACTGCTACGGTAAATTGGACTTTTGTTAATATTGCAGAACTTGAATTCCGTAGAAGTAATCTCAGAACTACTTTACAAACAGAACTCCTGAAAAATCCGAGTCGTTTTGTAAGGGATATCGTTTACGATATTCGCAGCACATTCTTTGGTAAGGGTGAGAGTGAAAATCCCTATACTGACGCGGTTAGAGAACAATATCTTACCAATGAATTTAACGTCATTGTAAAAGAGGGTCTGCTCAGTATCTTTGATAAAAATGGAAAAGTAAAGAAAATCACCCAAGCAGATATTGATATTCTCTCAGTTGAAGTTGGTCGTATTGAGAATGAAGACGACAAGATCTATGTATTGGATCTTATCTATGATAAACTTTCGGTCATTAATGCTGCACTTGATCTTATTAAAAATGGTCAAAAGGAAAAGGTTCCTGTATCTAAGGATACTCTCGAATCTTTCAAAGCCCAACTTGAACGAATGAGAATAATGGCCCTCGAAACTCCCATCAAACCCAAACAATACGGGGTCTTTATTAAGTACCCTAAGGGCTATGAGGGTTAAGGTCGGGGAGTTGGTCTCTCATGTCCGGTAAGAAAAGAACTTTTATTTACGATATAAAAACACGTAATCTATCGTTCCTTCAGGTTGCAGTTGATTTAAAAAGACTCGGTATTAAAAATAATATGTTTTTTCTTCGACTCTATGATGAAACACTCCAAGGGGTTGATCCGTTCTCTCCCTATTTGACAGAGGACCAAATGGTTCGTATTATTAATGAATGTATGGTCAACCCCTGGTATTTCCTGCGTGAATGTGTGAGAATTCCGGACCAAGGTGGTAACGGCATACCTTATCAACTTCACCGGGCCAATCTGGCACAAACATTCTGCTTCCTTCTTGGTATAGACCATTATGTGGTCATACCTCGTCAGAAAGGTAAAACACAATCAGCCATAGCAATTATAGACTGGGCATTTCTGTTTGGTACAACTAACTCTGAAATTGCATTCATTAATAAGAGATCTGAGGACGCTATCAATAACTTGGCACGTCTCAAAGCTCAAAGAGATCTCTTGCCTTCTTATATGCAAATGAAGATTGCATATGATGAAGATGGAGATGAAGTTAAAGAACGTAATAATGTCAAGTCTCTTATGAATCCCACGAATAAGAATAGAATCGTCACCAAACCCTCGGCCACATCTATACAAACAGCGGATGGTATTGGTCGGGGTAATACGCAACCCATCCAATATTACGATGAAGTTGAGTTCACTCCGTTTATTAAGACAATTATTGAGGCTGCCGGTCCTGCATTTGTCACGGCGGCACGGAATGCAAAAAGAAATAACTCTGCATATTGTCGTATATTTACATCTACTCCTGGCGACTTGGATACTCAACCAGGTCAAGACGCTATGGAGATCATCTCTAAGACCTGTAAATGGACTGAAAAGTTCTATGACTGGTCTTTGGATGACATTAATGAATATATCGAAAAATGTTCCGAGAATAAAATCGTTTATATCGAATACAGCTACACCCAATTGGGTGAAGGTGAAGAATGGTTTAACGAACAATGTCGTATTCTTAACAATAACCCACAGAAGATAAAGCGTGAAATTTTGCTGAAACGTATGCGCGGTTCTCAGGATTCGCCATTTGATCCTGAAGATCTCGATGCATTGCCTGATATGAAAGGTATAATTAAAGATGAAATATTCATTAATAAACTATTCCCTCTGTATATTTATGAAGAACTGGATAAAGAAAGAATTTATATGGTTGGTGTTGACGTAGCAAGTGGTTATGGTGACAGGCGGGATAATTCAGCACTGACTATAGTTGACCCTTATACTCTTAAAGTCGTAGCAGAATTTAAATCGCCATACATCAGTGAGGCTGAATTCACAAAATTCATCTATACGTTAGTCAGAAGATATATTCCTAGGGCTATCGTTATCATCGAACGAAACAAAGGTAGTGCTATTATTGAATTCTTGCGTCAAACTGAAATTGCTAGAAATATTTACTTTGAAAATGTAAAAGACCCGATGGAAGAAAGTGTCGTCGACCGTCTTGACAATAAAGGATTCCTCAAGAAAGAAGCCACAAAACGTCGTATGTTTGGTGTCTGGACTGGTCCTAAATCACGCGAAAGAATGTTCGAACTTCTTTATGTACATGTCAAAGAGAAAAAAGACAAACTCATTGGCCATTTCTTGATAGACGATATCTTGAGTCTTGTTGTTACAAAAGGTGGAAAAATTGTTGCAGGGCAAGGATTCCATGATGACAACGTAATGTCATATTTGATGGTCCTTTATGTGTATTATCACGGCAATAATCTTTCCAGGTTTGGATTCACTAAAGGATCTCTTCCTGATGAAAACGAACGAAATAAAGGTCTCGATTATGAAGATATATATGAGGAATTACCTGAGGATTTAAAAGAGGCATTTAAGAACGTAGGATCAAAAACACTGGCAGATTATCAAAATGATATGGCAATGGAAATAATGCGTGCACGAAGAGAATCCAATATGATTGATGCAATGCTTAGACCTAAAAACTACGTAGAAGATCAAGATGCGTATGATGAGGATATGATAGATATGGATCTTTTTGATGAATTGAATAACTAAAAGTATAATTGTATAGGGTAAAGATCAGCCCTATACAATTATACTTTTTTTATTACAAATAGATATATAAATATAGAAAGGACGGTATATTCATGAACNACTTCCAAGAAGAAGAGTATGAGATTCTGTCCGAGACAGAAACTGATATTTTGATCACGGATTTTCCTGTTGAGCTGATTAAGGAAAACATCAGATATCAAATAAATAACCCATTGTCAACCGATGTGAACTATATTTCCAACGTCATTGATAGATACCGCATTGTTAAAGAAACAGTTATTGATGACGAGGAATCTCTCAAGAAATTAAATTCATCNACAATGGATTTCTTCAATTTCATTATTTCCCAGATTGATGAAAAATTTGATCTTGGGATCAATCTGGACATGTTTGATAATCTNGAAGACAGTATGGAGACTGGANTTGCACTTTATCACTTCTTGATTCTCCGATATAGAAAAAATGTAACTAAATTCATTCATAAATATATTACAAAAAATAAGAAATTCTTCGTAGAGCAATTTGGAGATGAGCAAAGGAAAAAGGATGTAACCTCTGTAGCTACCAAAAAGAAAATTAAAAACAAAGATGATGCATTAATTGTTTCAAATCTTCCAAAAATTATTAATTTTATCTTAACCATGGATATTGAACCCCTTGACTTTATTAAATACATTGCTAGCGATGATAATTACGATGCATCTATTATTAGAAAGCTTATTCTTGAAGGAAATCTTCTCGGTAATTTTGTCAGGGATTATTTGGATATCATTGTAAGCGATTACGATGATGTACTTGACGAGATCCAGACCGAGGTAAAAATGAAGCTTTTAAATAAATCTTAATATATAAAAAACTAAAGAGAAGGAGTTCAGATCCAGATGGAAAACCAAAATGTACAAAACGTCGAAGCTGCTGTTAATGAAACGAATGAAAATCTGCAAGAACAACAAACTGCTGAGCAAGAAGAGTATCAAATCGTTGAAGTTAACGGGGAGAAAGTTGCGGTTAAGCCCGGAAGTACTGAGGCTGAGATTGCTAGGGTTAAGCATCTCTTTGGCCTTAACAATATGCTCGATTCTGTAAAGAAACTCAATGAACAAATGAAAGAACGTCGGCTGCATTTTCTCGGTGACGACGAATCTAAGATCGATCATTTTACTTCTATTCTTGAAAATAAGACCATAGAAGAAATTAAAAATGCCTCGGATGAAGAAATTATGGATCTTTTCAAAACCGAGGATGGCGGAACTATTGAGCTTGTTCTGGATATAAATAATCCGGAGGAATCGTTCAAATTCCGTCGCGATTTCCTTATTTTCATGAAGGAGAGCATTGATGCTCAAAAGGTTATCGATGAGGAAACGGCGAAGATTGAAAAAGAAATTGCTGAATCCAGGGAAGAGCTTAANAAGCTTATTGAACAATTTGGTGATTTCGAAACATACATTGAAGAAACANTGANTAAACGATTGGAAGTTGCTACTGGTAAAGAAAGNGAGCGTTTGCTAATCGTTAAACAAGCATATGAAGAAGCGGAAAACCTCAACGAAATCTATGAGCACTACAAGAACAAAGGTACTCTGATGATTATCAATACCATCGAAGACCTTAAAAGTATTTCTCGGGCAAATCGTGTATATGAAAAATATAAAAAGCAACTTATTAAATTGAATATCAAAACGGATCTTACGGATTTTGACAATCTTGAACTTAAATTGGACGAGAAGTATCATCCTTATGCAAATGTCTTCCTTTTTGCAGTTATCAAATATATTGCTTATAAGAAAGATGTGTCTGTTAATAAAGACGGTGTGTTTTTGGCTCGTCTTGGAGAAAATGTGCGTAAACTCTTTGCAGACAGCTTCAAAGATGAAGCAAAGAAAGAAAAATTCAAAGCATCTATTTCCAAAGTCCTCGATCTGTTTATTCAATAAAAGGCCCTTCGTAAAAACGTGTTGAAATAGCTGTTTTGTTCATACTCTAAAAACTCGTAAAAGTGTGTTGAAATCATCTCCGATGATTGGTAAAATTAAGGTAAAGGAGGAAGAATGCAAAATGATGGAAACTCCCCAAATTGGAGACTTTGTAACGGATGTGTACGGGCATAAAGGTGTTGTTGCATCTGTTTATTTTGATTATGTTCGGCTGACAGATGGAAAACATGTATATAAAAGAGCAATTTCTAAAATTGTAAAGGAGTAGAAGGTGAACATACTCAATTTCCCTTCGCTATCAGTCACCAACGTCCTGAAATAGAAGAGCAAACCGTCAACTTGGAGCAGACATTTCAACCCTAATCAAGCGTATCGAAGAGGGGTCGTTATGACCATTTTTCAATACACTTTTACGAATACCCTAAAAAAACAATAGGGTAAGAGTAGATTTCACTTCTACTCTTACCCCCCTTATTTTTTGCATTCATAGAAAGGGTGATATAGATTATGATTGAAAAATATTTACTTAATGACGGAGAGAACATTATCTTTGTCGGTCATTATATGGAGGCATATATTCCAGAATTTTACTTCGAGGGTAAGTTAGCAGAAGACTATGGTTCTTCAATCAATGTATTTGGTTTATTCAATGTGAGAATGTTTGATGAAAATGGAAGATCAGAAAAATTGGAAACATTTAATCTTCCATCCATGATCAACATCTATCCCTCAGAGACTGAAACAAAAGAACTTCAACTTATTCCCGGAGACGACGGTGTATTGGATCGTTACAGAGTTGCCAAGTTCTTTAAGGGTAACAAAGTTATGGCCAATAGCTTTCCTCAAGATGCTTCTAACGTAGAACTTTTTATCAATCTTTTATTTAGGGGAAAAGTACCCCCGACTATCCCATATGATCAAATTGTAAAGATTTGGCAGAAAAATCTTGAAATTAACAACGTTAAACTCGGTGTAACATCTACCGTTCTTGAAATTATTGTTTCCGAAATATATCGTAACAAAAAGAAACCAGAGGAAACGTTCGCTAAAGTTGTTGGTAAAGATCCAAAAGTTTCCCAATATGCATATAAAGCTGCAAATATTCGTGAGATTTGTGCTAGAAACTCAACATTTGCAGCACTTACCTTTGAAGATATTGACTCAATGATTACAACATCTCTCAATATCAATAAATATAATAAAGAAGAATCTGAGTCACCAATCGAAAAAATCATAAAGATGTAGGGTCTCCAAAGAACATTAAATTAAAAATAAGTATAGGAGGTAGACGATATGCCGCAACCTGGACAAATTATCCCGGATTATTTACATCCGAGTGTTCAGACCATCATCAATGATAATACCGAATTCGTTGAAGAAACGTCTCAACCGGATCTCGGTATTAGGTCGCTGTTCGTATTCACATCTGGCAAGGGTAGAGACGGTGTACTGCTTGAAATGGCTAACCGCACTCAATTCATCGAAGAGTTTGGTAAGCCGGACTACAGCAAGTACGGTCAGCCGATCTACATGCCGTACGCGTTCCTTTCGTCGGGTCAGACTCGCGCATATTGTATGCGTGTTATGCCTGACGATGCATCTTATGCAAATAGTGTCATTGTAGCAAAAGTGAAGGTCGATACTATTTCTGGCTCGACCCCGGTTAAACGTCTTCTTATCCGTTTCCAAGTGTCCAACATTGGCAACATCACGGACAAAGAAGAACTGCTTCCGCTGGCTGAAGCCATGACGAATACTGATCCTGATTCCGATGGTTTCATGACCTATCCTCTGTTTATTCTGAATTCGCATGGTCGTGGTGTATATGGTGACGCTTTCCGTTATCGTATTTCTACGGCTGTTCAAGCAGACAAAGAAAATGAATATAAGAACTATCGTCTTGAAGTTTATGAGCTTGAAAACAGCCTTAAACGGAAAGAAGTCTTTGAGGGAACTCTGAGCCCGGATTCCGTTCAAGGAACGACGTCCCTTTTCTTCGAAGACGTTGTTAACGATTCGGAAAACGGTAGCAACAAGATCAACATTACCGTTATCGTGGATTCCTTCAAGGCAATCTTTGATATGTACAAGGAAGAAATTAATCCGACAACGGAATTGACGTTTGAAACTTTCGACTTCCTGTATGGTAAAGACAAAGACGGTCAACCCATTCAAGGTATTGCTTATGACACGGAAGATCCGGATTATGTATCTCTGGATACTGTTTCCGGTATTCCGCTTGCAGGTGGTAGTGACGGCTCTTTTGCATATGAAGAAGCAAACCTCGCTATCCGTGAAGAAGCTATCATTGAAGCTTATCAGAAGGCATTCCGCGGTGAATATGACCGTGCAATTCTGAGTAAGCGTCGTACTCCGTGCCAGTTCATCTTTGACGCCGGCTATCCGGAAGAAGTCAAGAGTGAACTCATCACGCTCATGACCAAACGTTATGATGCTTATGGGTTCATTGATGCTGGCATTCTGAACTCTGTAACGGATGCTATCGCATGGGGCGAATCCATGAAGAACGTTGGCGACAGGGTGTTCTCGAAAGAGTTCCAGCACTACAAGACGCGCGATCCGTTCACCGGTAAGATTATTCCGGTCACTATCACGTACTTCTATGCCAATGCCCTTCCGATGCACTTTATCACCAACGGAAACCATATTCCGTTCACGGGTGAAAACTACGCCCTGCTTACGGGCCACATCAAGAATTCGCTTGCTCCGATAGTCGACGCTGATGACAGAGACGTCAAAGAACAACTTTACTTGCTGCGTCTGAACTATTTCCAAGCTATCGCTGAGAATACGTTCGTTCGCGGTACTCAAACGACGTCTCAAAATGTCTGGTCTGATCTTTCGGAAGAAAACAATATGCACGTCCTGCTTGAACTCAAGCGTATGATTGAAAATATGGTCAGCTCGCTTGCATACAACTTTGCTGAAGCCGAAGACCGTATTCGGTTTACTGAAACCGCTCAACGCTTGATTGGTCCGTACATCGGAACCAAGATCCGTGAAGGGTCAGTTACTTTCCAAATGTCGCCGTGGGAAGAACAACGTAGCATTCTCCATTGCTACCTGAGTGTTGTCTTCCGTACGCTTGGTAAGCGCGGTATTGTCGAAATTGACATTAATCCGCGTGTCTAATACAAATAAAAAATAGAAGGGAGATGGAATAAATGGCTGAGACTACGCTTCAGACTAACATCAAACAACCCAGTGACAAAATCACTCAGTACTCTTTGTTCCTTGGCGGTCTCAACACCAAGGCCGGAGTAATTGAGCAATACTCGCCTCTGCGTACTGGTTATGCCCGTATCTTTTTTGTTAAGATGCCGGTTTTCATGAATAAAATCTTCCCGAATAAGACTAAGAACTTCAAGCATATGCTTGAATATGGATTCGTCGGTATCGACGGTATCCAAAACACGACGCTTGAATTCGAACAAGTCACGGGTGGTTACAACGCCCGCTCGTTCGACGTTCCGTCGACGGCTCGGGACGAAACGACCGAGGTGACGATCCGTCTCTATGAATTCACTGGTTCGCCGGTACGTGAGTATACGGAGATGTGGATCTCTGGTATTTCGGACCCGGTCACCGGTATCGGTCACTATCATGGTGCTATTGGTCAAGATGGTATTGTCTACAACCAAGCAAACCATGTTGCCGAAGCAATCTATGTACAAACTGACCCGACCGGCCGTGAAGACGGTATCGAGTATGCGTGCCTGCTGACGAACATGATTCCGAAAAACGTCAAGAAGGATCACTTCAACTACGAATCGGGTCAACACCCGGTAGTCCAAGTTGACGTGCCGTTCAGCTGCGTTAAGTACGAATCGCCGCAAATCAACACCATTGCAAAACAACTTATTACGAAATATAAGATTCTTCGCAATTTCCTGGATTTCAACTCGGGTTACACTATCGACAACATCAACAACATGCCCGTACCCCAAATCAGCGACTGGCCTACGCAATAATAAAATTAAAAGATCCCATACCGTACGGTATGGGATCTTTATTATGTTTTTTTCACTGACCGGAATTATCAGATTCGGGTCTATTTTTCTTATTTTCTGTGAGACTAGTCGCTTCAACAAAAGCATCTCTAAATATTTCTTCTGCACGATTCCACGGCAACATCGGAAGAACTTCCTTAGCGAGATTCCTATAAAGAATGTCTTTGAGTTTGTTATCAAATTCAGTCTGTTCGGATTGTTCGCCGGTCATTGCCTTAATGAGCATATTGATAACTACATCGGCATTAGAGACAATGTCCGACATGTTGGTGTTATTCAGAGATTTGGGTGGCATAAGTTTAAATTCAAAGCTTTCGATAATATCATCGTCGATAGTACTACTGGTGAAACGAAGAATCTTTTTATAAAGCTCTGTGGTACAGTTATTGAAATCCATCTGATAGCTGATAACACGTCTCAGGAATTTTGCATTTGCCATAACCAGAGTTCTTGCATAGTCTGCTTGATTGATGTACTCCATAATAACTGAAGGAACACCAGTGGAATTAATATATGCAGTACGAAGAAGTTCCATGAGTTCAGTATTCAACTGGACATCTTGCCCAGACAGGATATCGAAATCTATACCTCTTTCACCGCTTCTTCCTATAGGCATAAAGATATCTTTTGCATGGCCGATTTTAGAAATCATCGAGTTGTAGTTGAGAAGGTCCATGAAATTGATTTGTCTTTCGCGGATGGAGCGAGCTATTTCTTGTATCTTATTAGCTATGTTCGCATCGATTCCGGAGGATCTCACATAGTATACTCTGGTATCATTGGAACGNCTAATGATAGTAACCATCTTAAAAATGAGCAACGCAAGGTATANTTTAGCATAGAAGAGAGAAGGCATAATTATAGACTGCCCCTCACCTTCTTCATTTCTGTTCACATGGAATTCGGTGACGTAATCGACTGGAATGAATTGGAATCTGAGATCTTTTTTATAAATATCATTATAAATCAGTGAGTTCAAAATGAGTTCTTTGAATTTATGATTCTCTTCCAGGAATTTCTTATTAAATGCCTTTACGATCTTATCGGTAATTTTAGAAAGAAAGTTTGTCTCTAAATCTTTGGGTGTACCAAATGTAAAGTTAGCACGGATCGTTTGTGAAAAAGGAGTTCTAGAAACCTCTGTTGCAACTTGATGTACGTAATAATACCCGATTGTATGATCAAGGATTTTAATTGGAATCATACGACGAGGGTCAATGAGTTTAATATAGCAATCATTGAACATGGAAAAATCTTTTTCAGAATCTTTAAGTTCTTTGGTTCCATCTGCATACATAGACGCGGAAGACTCGTTTTTCTTAATGCTATCTTTTGAAATTTTATCTGCCATCTTTCTAAACGGACTATCCGTTCCGAAGAGNGCATCCAAATCATTTGCTCCCTCCAAAANAANAGGAAGAGGAATGTCATCATTAACAACNTCAATATTTTCTAAAANATTGTTAAACGTCTTCTTCAAATCTGCCAAATTTACATTTTTCAAATCAGATTCTTCTCTGAAACTTTTTACGAATTCATCAGTTACGGCTTCTAAAGTATATTTAATTCTTTGCTCGGAACGTTGTTTCTTTTCAGTATATTGCTGATACAGCTTAGAGTATGGAATAGTATAGACATAATATTTCCCATATTGGAGAGTATTGGGAATAATATGGTCTTTGAGTTTTTGAAGGAGTTGGAATTTCTTTTGAATGTTTTCCACGGTATCTCTTAAACCTAATTTATCTTCACTACCAGTCTCCTGATTTTTGAAGGTCAGGCTGCAAGAAACATAGGATGAAAGATCGTCTGCAGATACGATAGCGTCTCTTGTAGTATTAAGTGCTTCTTTCAGTTCAAAAAGCTGATTACAAATAATATTCAGATCTTCATAAAGAAGATTTTGATTCTTGTAACGTTCATAGAAGAAACTAAAGATACCGCTACCGGATTCGTCCGAGAAAATTTCCTCCATAGATTTCGGATTGTTTCTCAGACTATTTTCCCTATCCTGCTCATTAAAAAGTTTTACAAGGAAAACAGAGATATCATCTCCGGTATATTTAGTAAATTCTTTGATGTCATCATAAATAACATCATCTATCTCATTAGAGATTCTCTCAAGTTCCCTTTCTCGCTTGAGATTAGGAGAGCCGAGATTTTCTATATATTCGTTGAATAGTGAATTGAGCCTTTGGAGAGGTTTTTCTATTCTTCTGACCATAGTTCTTCTATTATCAGTTTTAGCCATTTTATAACCGACCACCTTTACTACAACTTATTTTATAGATCTGTTCGACTGAGTAAATTATAGTCGGATTTTTGCAAAAAAATAAAGAGAGCATAACTTATGCTCTCTAATCAGTGGGCATCTTTATACAGCTATAAAGATGAAAAGAGGATATTGAATTATCCTCATCCATCAATACAGCCTCGAAAATTTCTTCGTTTATTTCCGAAAACAAGAACCATATATCTGAACTATTTTTCAATGTGGGTAATAATTCTTTTGACATTTTAATCCGAAAATCTTCATACTGATGAATCAGTATCTCACCGTCAAGCAATGTCTGAGTGGCTTCATCGCTCATTTTAATGGACTTTTGCTTGAATTGTTTAATTTTCTCTTTCACTTTGAAATAGATATTGGGAATAATCGAATCGCTTATTTCGCCAATAACAAAGTTCAATTCTTTCTTATCCGTAGAGACTTTTATTTTAATCAGATTATTATCTACTACAATTTCTTCAATTTCGGATTTCTTATAATCCTTAAAAACTTCGGAAATTTTTACACCATTGAGTATAAGAAATCCGGAATTTGTCATCGCACTAACAATTTCCTGTATTGTCTCTGATTGAGCAAAATGGTATCCTATATCAATAACTTTGCTATTTTGATAAGGTAATGCAATTCCGTCTCCAAAAAGGCAATAGACCTTACACATACGTCTCATCACCTTATTCAATTCTTCTACTTTCTTAATGATTTTTTTATCTACTTTAAGGTTGCTCACTACCATCATCCCCAATTTCGACAACTAATTTGTCGATAAAATGTGTATTTCCATACAACTCAGGAACTTTATATTTCTTTCTATTCTTGATTCCAAACTGTTCACGAACTTTCTTATCCAATTCAAGAATACCAGGGAGACCAAACCATTTGGTTCCCATGAGCCCATAGTTTCCAATAAGATAATTGTCTACAAACTCTTTACCTTTGTCATCAATGTCACTGTTATCCGAATTTTGAATCTTACGACTAACTTCCCCAATTGAACTATCAATGATCAATTTTCCAATCATAGTATTAGGTGCAACGTTGAATGTTATAATTATATTTGGATACATGGACGAGAAGTCCAT